ATTTCAACAGCGACAAAAGAGCCCAGCCACTTTTCCCGGATCTCGTTCGCGATCTCCTCCGCACGCTTCGTGCTGAATGTGCAGCAGAAGAATTCGGCCATTCCGATACCGACCGGCCGGCCCTGCTCATCGATGCCTTCGAAGTACTCCCGCTCCCCTTCCGGGCCAACCAACACAAGGCGATTCGCGCCCTCCGCCTTACGCTGTTTCCTTTTGGCCAAGTCTTCCGTCAGCAGTGTTACAAGGCGCTCAAGGTGGTCGATATCGAGGGTCATTCCCATCTCACGAGCGACCCCGACAATCGACCCTTCAAGCTCCATCACCGCCGAGTCCGTCCAGACCTTGCACTTCGCTACGTTGCTCTTCCGCTTTGCCATCTCAGCCTCCTCAAGCCGCACCGGTGTGCATCACGTTGATCGACATACCCTCGCTCACCAGCACCTGCTTACCCCGCACCAAAGTGCCATCGTAGGCCGGGGTGATCCAGGTCACCGTGAGGGGTAAGGGCCGGGTCAAATCCAGCCAGCACCAGGGCGCCGGCGTAGGTCAAGGGCTGGCCCTCCTTCTGCAGGGTCTTCTCGACCCCATTCACGCGAATCTTCACCATCTCTCTCTCCTTCAAAAATCAGACCCCATCGGGCCTGTGCACATAAACCCCAAACTCTTCCAACTGCGTCAGGCTGATCGCCACCATCCGTGAGTAGCGCTTGATCCCCACCGTCCGCTCGGCCTCGCCGAGGATCACGCCGGCCTGCGTCATCTGCTTTTTGAACACCCTGTCTGACTTCACCGGCAACCCGTTCCAGAACTCCCGCAGCGCCGGCTTCGAGGCGATGTGGTGCATCACGTCGGAGGTGCGCAGGAACAGGCACTTCACCTGCGAGCGGTCCTCGAGCTCGAAGTCATCGATGCGGTAAATCGAAAAGTCGTTGGTGGCCATCTCGCCGGCGATCTGCTCCATGATCCAGACCCACGGCTCACGGTCGGAGCTGGTCTCGCTGATGTGGGCGTTCATCTCCCGGATCACGTCCGTCGGGAAATTCCCCTCCATCTCATGCAGCTCGCAGAACTCGGCCAGCAGGCGCCAGGCCGTCATCACCGCCGCGTAGTTGTTGGCCATCCGGCGGGCGCCGCTGTCCTGGCCAGACGAGCGTGACTTGAACAGCGTGGCCTTCAGGCATTCGGCAAACTTGGCCTGCACTACGCCCTTGGGGATGTCGGCCAGAAACTCCAGCCACTCGCGCACCGGGAAGCGCGGCAGGTCCTCGGGGATCAGCGCGCCCTGCTCCTCCACCTTCAGGCTCGAGCGGACCAGCTTGCCGGTCAGGCTCTTCACCGGCACATCCTCGCCGGCCAGCAGCACCGGGGCGCTCAGCAGAAACTCCAGCATGTCGGAGCCCCGGCGGTTCAGCGTGAATTGATAGTTTTCCTGCAGGATGGCCACGGCCTTGTCGATCACATCCTGACGGCGTGCCGAAAGCTCTTCCCAGCCCACCGGGTGCGACGTGTGGGACACGCTGGTGAGCAGGCGGAACTCGGTCTGCAGGCTCTGCCCGGAGAACATCGTGAAAGCGATCGACCGTTCCAGCCGCTTGATGATCGTGCTCTTGCCGGTGCCCTTGTCGGCCTGCAGCACCAGGTGCGGCCAGAAGCCCAGCACGGACTTCAGATGCCCACCCAGCCCCCACACCAGCAGCATCGCTGCAGCGTTCTTGCCGAAGGTGGCCTGGTAGGCCTTCACAACGGCCCGGGCATCGGCAACAGAGCCTCGAGGGAAGGACAGGTTGTGGTACGGGCACTGCTGGTCCGGTACCGGGAAATAGCAGTCCGGCCCCTCATTGACGATCAAGCGGCCGTCACGCCAGCACAGCCCCACGAAGTTCGCCGCATGCCGGGCGCCGACGTGGGCGGCGTTCTCCATGATGTTCACCATCCGGAGGAATCGGCTCTGGTCCCACACCGGGCCGAAGCGTTTCCACACATCGATGTTGTGCAGCTTCTCGTCATCCACCACCCGGCGCACCAGCTTGGCGCCGTGCCGGGTGGTCTGCACCGACACCGAGAAAAGCACCTTCGGCATCGTGTCGGCGTCGCCCGTCATCGTCGCCGTAGCGCTCTGGATCGTCACCCGGCTGATGCCCGCCACGCGAAAGCCGGCCAGCTCCTTCATGTCCATCCGCGGGGCCTCGTCGCCCTCGCTGGGCTTCATTTCCGAGACGTAGCTGGTGAAGTCCTCCCGAACCCGAAAGCGCCAGTACGCGGTGTAGTGGTGATAGGGCAAATAGACGCGGGAGCGGCCCTTCGGCTTCTGATCGAACACGTTCGCGGCGCCGGCATCGCCAGGCATACCGGGGATCAACCACGGCTCGATCTTCCTGATCGCGCGGCGCAGCCCCTCGGCGCCCTCGGCCTTCAAAAAGTCGTTGGCATCCCACCCCTCTTCCCAGTCCGCCAGATCCACCAGCATCGCCGACACATCCAGCGCCAGCAGGCGCTCGTGCAGCGTCCAAGCTGCCTTCAGTCCGGCGGCGTAGCCGTCGGCGCCCGGTGCATCGTTGTCCGGAACGATGATCACCTGCTTGCCCCGGCACCACGTCAGATCGATGTTCGAGGCGTTGGCCGTGCCGCGGATCGCGTAGGCGGCCTGCATTGATGGAATCCCCGCCGTCTCGATCGACAGCGCGTTGATCGCGCTCTCGCAGAAATAGACCTTCTCGGCAGCCAGCAGCCGGCGAATGTCGCTCGTCCAGCCGTAGCCCTCCTTCTCTCCCTGCGTCGCAGTCTTCACCCCACCGTTCAGGCTCACGTCCGCATAGCGCAGATCTACCGCCACCACCCGGCCGGGGTTCAGTGTCCGCACGATGGTGGCCAGCGCCGGGCCGCCGTGCATCTTCTCGCCGGCGGCAATCCGGCTCGATGTCCAGGTGTTCCACCCGATGGAGTTCTTCAGCGCTGCCCGCTGGGCCACCTCCTCGGAGATACCTCGTTCGGCCACCAGCCAATCCACCGCATGCTTGCGCTCGGCCAAGCAGCGCTCGGCGATGAACTCCGCCCGGCTCATCTCCTGACGGGGTACGGGGGCGCCGCCGGCAGAACGCTCCCGGTCCGGAATCTCGACGCCGGCAAAGCCTGCCACGGCCTTCAGCGCCTCGAATTTCGTCGCCGCACCCAGCACCTCAGCGGCCTCAAGTACGTCACCCGACTTTCCGCAGCTGTGGCACTTCCAGCGCTCCTCGTCCCGCTTGCTGTCGCGGTACAGCGAGAAGCAATCGTTGTGGCCGCAGCAGGGTGCCGGGTTGAAAAAAGTGGTGGCGCCGGAGGTCACTACCGCACCGCTTCCATACGCTTCGAGGAAGTCCGGCAGCGAAGCCGCCCGCTTTACATCGGAAAAAATCCGGGTGTCGTTCATGGAAGGAGAAGATCAAGAATCAGGAGAAGGCCGCCGGCGCATCATCCGCGGGCGGAGGGGCAATAAAAGGGCGCGAATCAGGCTCGGAATCGATGCCCGCGGGCCTTCGCCCACCGCACTCCATCCGGCCCGATTGCCCGGGTCAGGGTCGGTACCTTCGGCCCCGGCGGAACCCTGTCCACCACCCATCCCTCCGGCGTGAAGACCACCGCAAGCAGGGGGTTCAGCCCCACCAGCGCCTCCACCGTCAGGCCGCGCGCCTCCGCGCCCTCTGCCGACAGCACCGCCACCACCTCTTCCCACGGCACCGGCAAGCCATCCACCACGCCCATCAAGTTGCCCCTGGCCAGTCCCACCGGCACCAGCAGCAAGGCCGACCCGCTGTACGCCACCAGGTGATCAAAGCTCCGCCACACCCGGCCGTCACCCGCAAACCGCGCCACTGCCTCCACCCTCACGCCCGTAGCGATCATGATTCCACCCGTATCCACCGCATCCACTTCGGCCCACCCGTCGGCAACGCCACCCGCTCAACTGTCACCAACCCCCGGCGCGCTGCCTCCAGCAACACCAGCCGAACATGGCGCCGCTCCAGCTCTACCGCCTTCGCCACTTCCGGTGTCATCAGCGGACCGTTCTCCAGCGCACCCACCACAACTGAAACTTCCAGATCCAGCCGCTTCAAGCGCTCTGCGGTCTGTAGCGCCTGCGCCTCAATTCGGGCCCGCTTCATGGACTCGACTCGCGCCGGCGTCTTGTGCCACCAGGCCCCCCGCGTGCTTCCCTTCGGATCATCCAGCGCCGCACCAATCCCGATCACCACCCGTACCGGTGCGCCAGCCGGAATCGGCAACGCCCCCCGCAACACTTCCGCCAACGTCGCACTCATCACTTCGCCGTCCTACCCTGCAACTGCTCGAGCGGAATGGGCAGCCCTACCCCGCGCCGATCTGCAACGAGATAGCCCGGCAGCTCCAGCTTCTTCAGCGTCCCCCCGTACAGCCGCACTACCTTCTTCGCGACGTCCTCCCACGGCTTCGTGCTCTGGCACGAACACACCGCGATCTCCCCCCCCCCTTTCACCCACAGCACCACGTCGTACTGCTTGATCGACGCCACCACCTTCCGGGCCCGGGCAATTACCTTCTCAGCCCGAATCCGCGCCTGCTTCGAATCCTTGTCGCGCCACAACACCGACTCCAGGCCCAGATAGACCGTCACCGCCTCCTCCATGTCGCCGCCTGCAGCCTCAAACGCCTCCACGGCTTTCCGCTCCGGCCGGAAGTCATGGCCATCGAAATTGATCACTTCGCTCATTCGTCCGCTCCCTCAAAATCGCCCGTCAGCAGGTCCCGCACCACCACGGCCACCACCACCACTGACGACAGCCACCACGTCCCCATCACCCAGCTCACCCAGTCGATCTGCCCAGGCCGCTTCATGACTCGGTTCTCCGGTCGTAATCCGCCCGCAAGCCCTTCCGGGGGGCCCGCCGGCCACGTCGCTCCGTCTCGGCAATCGCCTGCGCCACATCCTCGCGATCCACGTCTGTGTAGATACCGGTGGAGGCAATCGACTTGTGCCCCAGCATCGCCTTGACCACACCGCGCGGGTCCTTAGCCGTGGAGTGGCGCATCACGTTCTTTGCCAGCGTGTGTCGAAACCAGTGAGGAGATAGCCGGTCAGGCATGCCGGCCAATACGCCCCAGTGCGACACCCGCTTTTCGTAGGCCCGCTCCGTCATCCCATTGCCGCCGCGGCCAACCACCAGCGGCTCATCCACATGCCCATCAGCGACCTGGGTGATCTCCGCCCGCACAGCCAACAGCTCACGCAACAGCCGCCGGCGCTCCTCCGTCAGCAGGATCTCCAGATCCTCCGGCGGCCGGCGCTTCTTGCCCGCGGCAGCCGGCGTCGTGACCCTGCCCTTCCGGTTCTCCTTCGGGATGAACAGGTAGCCAGATCGCAACGCCGCCAAAGCATCGCCAACCGTCACCAGGGCAAACTCCCCAAGCCGCAAACCCGTCTCGCACAAAAACTGCATCCACGCCAGATCCCGCCGCGCCACCGCATTTCCGGATTGCATCCGGATCGTTTTCCACAGCCTCCGCTGCTCTTCCTCGGTCAGGTACCGCACGAACGTCGCCATTGATTTCTCCTCTCTCAAGCCACGAAACCACCACCAGAAACACCAGGGACCAAGCCCCCGCCATCAACCAACTTCCCCGGCCTCGCCGGCCACCATCACCCCGACGCGCCATCTCCCACCCCCGTCCGCTCCGCCTTCGCCTGCTCCAGCAGCTGCTGGACCCGCTCCAGTCCGAATCCCAGCACCAGAACCCGCCACGCCTGCTGCGGAACCACCACTGCAGATCCGGCCGGCAGGTTGTCCCGAACCGTTTCGGGCATGGCCGCCTTGCGTCTACCGGCCACGGGACAGCGCCCCCACCCTGGCCAGCAGGGTCAGGTAAGCCCCGAGCACACGCCGGCACTGCTCATCCATCTCGCGCAGCTCCTTCCGGCTGATGTCGCCGTCCTGCAGCGCCTCGCGCAGCCGGCGGGCAAACTCACCCACCTCGAACGCGCTGTTCAGCACGCAATCCAGCAGGGCCTCGTCGGACGTAATCCCCTCAGGGAGACGGAACACGCCAAACCCGCAGGTACCGGCAAACGCCTCGAGGATCCGGGGGTCATCCGAAACCAGCGTCATGGCCACTGCCGTCACCAACTTCAGGGCATGCGTCTCTGTGTTCGTGTTGAGCTGGTTGCCGAAGGTCCCGGCGTTAAGTCCCAGATGGCGGGCCATCCCGGGGACTTTGGCGGGGAAGTCATGCGCCACCCGGTAGGCCGCCTCTTCCACGCTCGGGCCGTGATAGCTGTACTCGCTCATGCTGCGATCCTTTTGGTAACGAGTTCCCGAATAGGCGTGCGGCTCATGTGCATCGTGTAGCCGGTCTGACGCTCCAGATTCGCGTACTGATTGAGCAACTCGGGGCGATGGCAAGCGCCAACACTCAAATCATTTTTCGAGGCCATGATGCAAAACACGCAGCTCAGGCGATCGTTTCCAAGCCCATAGGCATAGTGGGGTTTCTGTCCGGCTCCGCTGATCGTCGTGAAGATCTCGTCAGTCCGCATTTCATGGACCGGAAGGAACTCGTACCAGGTGCGCTTCCCGTTGGTCTGGGTTACGTTCTTCACGAGCACCTGCTTGGCGGCGCGGCCCGGGCTCTCCTGAGCGCGCAAGCCCAAGCAATTAATGACGACCTTGAAGCCGTGTGCGTCGGCATAGCGGCGCACCTCGCGAGAGATCGGGCCACGCTTCAAGTCCGAAGTGCATTGCCGACTCGATGCGCTGGGCCAGCTGGGCACCTCGGGCCGCTGTGCATAGCGGCGGAGCACCATGTCGAACAGGCTCTTAGACGCCCTGGCAACAATGAACGGGAGGTGTGCAGCAGCAGCCTGCTCCTCAGCCAGTTCGAGAGCGCCCTTCCATTCGATGTCGCCAAGACTCGCGTGAATAACCAGCAACTGGGAGCGCGGCACAAACTCCAGTAGCTTGATGAGCATCGCCTGGCTGTCTTTCCCGCCACTGTGATTGCTCACAACCAACGCGCCCTCGGCGACCATCTGTCGAACTTGCTGCACAGGGGAGCTCATGCCGAAGCCCCCTCCGCCGATTGCGCGGCGGCAGCATCAGCCACCACCAGGCCAATCTGCCCATCACGCGTAATCCCGATCTGGACCTCCGGGTGAGCCTCCATCAGCTCTCTCGCCCAGTCGGCGCTGAAGTCGTAGCACTCCAGGCTGTAACGAAGATCGTCCTCCGCCTTTTCCAGGCGCTCGGCCAGCTCGGCGCAGTGCTGGCGCAGGTGCACCAGTTCTTCGCGCTCCAGCCGCCGCTTCATCTTGATCAAGGTCCGGTCCATCACGCGGCCTTCGCAATCGGGCCGGGAAGGCGGGATTCCGGCACAAAGCAACCGCACTTACCGCACACATCCAGCTGACCGATCTCCGGCGTATCGCAATGGCAGGTGAAGGACGCCAGAATCCACTGGAAGGAATCCGTCATACCGTCCGAAACACCACCCCGCGTCGTCGCCTCGTCCCATCGCTCCAGGGACCCCATCAGCTCGATGTAAGCCCCCTCGAACGCCTGCCTGTTGTCGATCACCCCCAGCGCTGCCGGCCGCAGCATCTGCCGAAGCGCCTCCCGCACCGCCGACAACAACCCGGACAGAGCCTCTCTCTCAAGCTTTTCCATGTTGACTACCCTCCAAACTCAACTCGCCAGGGGCCGTGTCATCGCGGAAACTGCAGACGTACCACCCTGCAGCACCGCCCCAGGCATCCGGCTGGCCCCACCCCGGCCGGATGCCACCCGATCACCGCCGCTTCGCTTTTTGAGACAGCCCGAGGGAACCCGCCAAGCGCTGCACGATCTCGCTGTTGCGGCTCCGCCCGGATTTACCGGCCGCCTCGTCCAAAGCCAGCTTGACCGGCTCCGGCAATCGAACTGAAATGGGCTTCTCGCCCCGACCTGCCTTTAGATTCATGATTTCACCGTGACACGTGTAGTTACCGTGATTCAATGTATCACCGTGAAACTTGGAAAGCAAGTATCACCGTAACTACACTTGCGGACATGAGCAGAGAGATCCCCCCTTACGGCCTTCGTATGCCGCCAGAATTGCGCAACCAGATTGAGCGAGCAGCCGAACTAGCCGGCCGCAGCCTCAATGCCGAAATCAACGCGCGCCTTTTATCCACACTGGATGAAGCGAAACCGCACGCCGTACAGCCGGCCATGTGCGAACCCGCAGCCGACTACGGACTGACGCAATCAGAGAGAGACATGCTCACGCTCTTCCGCCGATGGTCGGCACCCAAGCAGCTCGGCTTCCTGGTCTTGTTTGAGTGACGACAACCTTTAAGGCGTAAGGAACTTCGCGCCCATAAAAAACGGGGCCGAAGCCCCGTTTCATTCCCGCTGCCAAACCTGTAGCGCCGCCTCCTCCAGCACCTCAACCTTCCCCAACAGGGCGTCCTGGTGCTTTTTCCGGACGCCCATCATCCCCATCGTTGCCTGAATATCCGTCGCCAGCAGCCCCACCCGGCGGCCAGAGAATCCATGTACCACCCACCGGTTGCGCAGTCGCACAAACAAGGCCACGGCCTGCATGTTCTCCCGCAGCACCTTGATTCCGCGAGAGGCGGCATCGTCGCGCCGCTCTACCACGTCCCACTGATCACGCACGGCCGCCTCGGCATCTGCCTGCGGCACCCCTACCGCCATCAAGGCCTGCACCTGGGCAGAGGGCGGAGCAGCATCCCTCGCCCCGCCCTGCGCCCACCGGCGGCCGGCGGCCTTCAGTTTCCCAGCGCCACCCCCAGCACATCCTTGTGATAGGCATCCAGCAAGCAGCGCAGCAAGCGGGGCTGCTTCCGGGCCACGGCGGCAAGAGCCTCCTGGGAGAAGGGCATCGGCATGCCCACCCACCCGGCGCCGTCCTTCTCTTCCCAGCTCTTGACGAGCCGGCCGACCAACACCAGCAGCGGCTCGTCCTTCAGCTCTTTGAACAGATCCTTGTAGGCATCCTGATCCAGGTAGTTGAACTCCACCCGAATCGTTTGCACCTTGCCGCCGGGCGCCACCACATCCACATTGGCCGAAAAAACAGGCTCCAGATCCACAACAAACATCGCACTCTCTCCCAGAAAACAGCGAGCCACATGGCCCGCTGATGGTCACTTAAACGTCAGCACCAGCTCATCGTTGCCCGTCCCACCCGGGCTAATTGCCAATTGCCCGGAGAGCATCGCAATCCCGTTCTGATCCGAATACGTCGGGGTGTGGATCTGCACGTTCGGCGCAGCCACTTCCACGATGTTCCCGGCAGTCAGGCCGTGCACCATGGCCACGGCACCAGTAGTCGCACTCTTGATCGACGTCCACCAGTCCTTGTCCGCCACTTTCACGGCTTCCATCACCACGCTGCCCTTCGGCTTCCGATCCACGATCCGCACGTATTCCTGGCCACCGATCAAGCTGCGGTACTGCACGTCGTTCGCGATGTCGATCTGAAAATCATCCAGCCCCGCCGCATAGCCGTGCAGCGTAAAAGTCGGCGTGTTGCTGCGATTGCACGGCAGCGGCTTCTTCCAGCTCGTCAACGTCACAGCCGGCAGCGCAGCATCGGCGATCGGCACAAAAAGGCCCGTAAAAACAAACTTCGCCATCGGCCGCTCGTTGTTCTTCAAGCTGAAGCTCACCGTGCCACGCGCCCCCAAGCTCTTGTGAAGCACGCCGTCCAGGTTCAGGTACATCGTCAGCGACTCGAAGCCCGACGAAACCGGCGCATAGGCCACCGACACCCCTGCGGCCGTCGTCTCGCTAAACCCGCAGGCCCGCAGCAGCGGGCCAATCGACGGGGCCGTCCCGGCAGCGCCGCTGCCGGCCAGCTCCACGCTGAACTCGCAGCCGTTGTAGATCTCGGTCGGCAGCTGCTCACTGTTCCCCAGGAAGGGGCGAATCAGGGCCCGATCCACGGTCTTCATTTCCATCGGCTTCACCGATACTTCGGACACCAGTACCGCATTCGCGGCGCCGGTGGGCGTCGCATCCGTCCCGTAAGTCGTCTCGATTTTCGCCAGCACCGCAACATTGCGGAAAAGCAAACCACCCGCCATCACACACCCCCTTCCACAGCCACCACGACACCGGCGCCCGCAAGCGCCGCTGCCTCATCCCGGCTCAAGGTGCGGAAAACCAAACGCCGCGCCCCTGTGTCCGGATCGATTTCATAACTGCCGCCCTGGCCGATGAATTCATCCACCGGCGCGGGTTCGGCCTGCGCTTTCTTGCTCACGTCCGCACCTCCAACCTAAAAGTCACCCATCCATACGGAAACTCGGTCTGCCCGCTCTGCCGAAACGACGTCGCCGTGCACTGCTGAATCGGCCCAGGGAATGACTGCGAAGCCAAAAACCCCTTCACCTCTTCCGCCAAATCAAACTCGGCATCCTCAACCGCCTCCCGCGGCCGATCGTCGGCGACACGAATTTGTGCCACCAACGCCACATCCATCACGCCCAAATCAGCCTCTCGACCTCTCCAGTTTGCAAAATCTCCCTCCCCCAGCGACACGACACACACCACGCCGGCCAGCAGCTCATCATCACGGCGCTCCGCCATCGGTATGAACCCCCGCTCCACGACACGGCCGGGCATCGCAACTGCCAGCGCTGCACGCAAAGCCAACATCACAGCCTTCAGGTCACCGGCCGGCACCGAAAACCTCCGCAATCCCTCTCCCGACCCAGTCACTCATCACAGCACGCACTGCAGCGTCGCTCCTGTCTGCGGCCGGCGCCATGAACGGATGGGCCTTGGTTCCCCGCGCATAAATCGACATGGCCCAGGCCCGGCTGCGCCGCCGCAACTCCACATCCTGCCCACCGCGCTTCTTGCTGCCCTTCTTCGCCCACTTGTAGCCCCGTGAGCGCGGAGACTGGCGCAGCACGGCAAGCAAGGCGTCCGGGTCGGGGAAATACTTCGCATGCCCGGCTGCGGGCCCGGTTCCCTCCTCGACATAAACAGCGTGGCGAACGTCCGCCCGAGACTCGAATCCCACGATCCCATCCGGTAGATCGGCCATGGCAGCGGTAATGATCGACTTCCTCAGGTTGCCGAACACGTCGCCAAACCCACCGCTCTCGCTTGTGTTCTGCCGGGCCGCGCGAGTCACCACATCGGCACCCTTCTCGGTCCCCAGCCGCACATAGCGCGCCATGGCATTCGGCGCTCGGGCAAACGCCCATTGCGCTTGCGCCGAATCCACCGTCACCCGAATCTCTGGCTGGCTCATAGCCTGGCTCCCAGCAGTCGCTCAAACTCGGCCAGAAAGTCCTTGGCCAGCGCGGCCGGCGTGCCGGACTTGGCCATCCCGCTAAACCCGTCATGCAACTTCACGGGCCGCACCGAATCCCGCATCGCCAGCTCTCGCATCGCCTCGGCTTGCGCACGCAGCAGCAGCAGCCCTCGGTCAGCCTCTTGCACCGTCGATTCCGTATCCGAAATGACCAGCCCAGCGTAGTAGTAGAAGCGGTAAGTTCCGCCCAGCACCGCGATCTGCTTCCCCGTCGGCGCCGGCGTCAAAATCAGCATTCCCTCCGCAGCCCGTACCTGTGGAAAAGGCCCACACCACGACGCTTCCCAGGGTTTGGGTGTCCGGGCCTGGCTGCGCTCCCACAAGCTCAGCTTGAAGCGGACAAACCCAGCCGGCTGCGGGTAATCGGAAACCCCGGCATCGAGGGACAAGCTGCCCACCATCGTGACGGGTGCCACCCGCCCAAAGTCCAGGCTCGCTGCCCGCAGGTGCCGCACAAAATCAGCATCGGCAGGCTCGGCGAAGCGGCGGGCCGCTTCACCCAGCGAAGCCTTCAGATCTGCGACCAGATCGGCAAGCAGCACGGCCATCAGCTGGCCCCATCCTCGCCGCCCTGCGGGTCGGCATCCCGGTTCACCGTCTCGCTGTCGGCATCTTCTTCAGCCAGCTCCGGGGCCTCCGGGCTGGACGCCCGCTTCAACCGCTCAGCAAGCACTTCAGCCAGTACCCCCTTGCGCACCTTGCCCTGCTGCTCCAGATTCTCAAGACGCAGCAGCTGCTCGTCGCTCAGCCCGGCCAACTCCGGCACCACCTCGCCGACCTTCTTGTCCAGCAGCTCCAGCAGCGCAGCATCGCCGTCCGGAAGTTCGGGGGCCTCGTCTGCCTCCTTCACCGCCACATCGGACACGGCATCCTCCAGCACCTCCACCACCTCGGTGGACCCCGGCAGGATCATCCGGCCCGCTACAAACATCGGGCTGTCGCCCTTGTTCTCAAACGCCTTCAACACCATTTCACCACCCCTGAAAAAATGCCCCGGAACCGTTTCCAGTACCGGGGCCAATGGTCGCACCGAGGAGACAAACCCCTTACGCAGCGCGCGCCACGCGGGCGGAGCTGGAATACAGCGCAATGCTGGTGTAGCCCGCCTTCAGCGGCGTCGGCGTATGCAACACCACGAACTGATCGCCGTAGGCTTCCTTCTTGCCGGTGAAACGGCCGCTGGCGTCACGCTGATCCTGCAACTGCCCCATCGCCCACGGCTTCATCATGCGGAAGCGGGTCAAGCCACGCTGACCGATCACGATCCGCTGATCAGCCATCCACAGGCCCGGAGCGCTGGTCTTGAAGGCCGGAATGCCCTTGATGCGGCCCAGGTTGCCATCCATGGAGAGGTCGGTACCCGGGCGGGAGTAGTTGGCCGAGAACTGCCGGGCCTGCTCCACCGCTGACTGCACCGTGCCGCTCATTACCTGCATGTTGGCCTGGTAGTAGCGCTGGTCTTCGATCACGCTCTTGCGCAGACCAATCCGGTACAGCAGATCGTCGTACTTCTCGTCGGTCTTCAGGCTGCCCAGGTCCATATCCCACTTCTGCACGTTGGTCGTGTAGCTGTAGCTCGAGACGATGGTCTGCCCGTTGGTCGGCGTGATCAGTGCACCCGCCGCATTCACGAAACGGATTTCTCCGAGGTTGTAATCCAGCACGTAATACGTGCCGGCACCAACACCCAGCGACCACTCGGTCACGGCACCGCCTGCCAGGGTGATCGTCACCGGGTTCTGCGTCGCACCGACCTGGTTTCCCTGCAAGTCATAGACCTTGCGCGGACGCACCACCGGAAAGTTGCCCAGCGGCCAGATCTTGTTCGTGCCGTTGGCCGTGGCCGTCGCTTCGGTTGTCACCGTGGCCACCGAGTACTCGTCGGAAGCGCGCTGCGCCTCATTGAAGATCAGGCGCTCGGTGTCCTCGCCGATGATGCGCGTGGCGTTGCGGGCGTTCTCGCTCACGGTGTCCCAGTCCAGCGTGCCGCTCGCAGTCAGGTAGCGCATTTCATCGGACACTTCGAACGCCAGCTTCTGCGGGATCGGGTAGGCCGTGTCCGTGGCCTGCTTGAGGCCGGCACGGGGGATCGACTGACCCTCGAATTGCCGCACGCTATCCACACCTGCGCCGGTTGTGTCCCGGTAGCTGTAGGGGATCAGCGCGGAAGCACCGAAGGCATAGGTGCCCACATCCACAAAGGACAGGCCGACCAGGTTGTACAGCGCTTCGCGAATAACAGTGCGCTCGAACGCTGCCGGCACGGCCACATCGCTCACCAGGCCATCGCCGGCCGCAAGCATGCGGTGCTCGTTGCGCAGGCGGTGGGCGTTCTGGGCATCCCACTCGGCCAGCACCTTTTCGGCAAAGGCCTTGTTCTCCTCGAGGAGAACACCGCCCGTGTTCCAGTAGCGCTGACTCGCACGCAGAGTCGTCAAGCCCAGGCGACGATCCACCGATTCCTGCAGCGCCTTCACGCTGTTGCTGTCGTCGACACTGATGTGGGACGTGCCGCGCCGGCCATCGAAGCCCATCGCCTGCAGCTCCTTCGCCGCCTGCAGTTCCTTGCCGCGCTTCACCTGCCGCTCGGCCAGTTCCTTCACCCGGGCTTCGGTCATCTCAGGCGAGATCACGTCCGACAGATCCTCGGCCAGGCTTTTCGCCAGCGCCACGTCAGTCACGCCCTTGCTGATCTCGGCAAGCAGCAGCTCGCGCTTCGCGGCCGTACCGGCGGCGAGCTTCTTGGCTTCGCCTTCCTGCTCGGCAAGGAACTTCTGAACGTCGGCCATCGTGACACCGCCGCCCATCGTTACCGTCACCTGCGCCGGCTTCTCGCCAAGCTGCTTTGCCAGGCTTTCAGCCACGGCCTCGAAGGCCTTCAGCTGCTCCTCGCACTTCTTCTCGTCGCCGTCACCGTCCATCGCGGCACCCAGCGCAGTCACCAGGCTATCGGTTGCTTCGCCCGACAGCTTCAGATCGCCGCACTTCTTGCACAGCGCTTCCAGGTACTTTTTCTTCATCGCATTCACCTCGTTCATCAAGTCCGAAAGCAGGCGCGGGTGCAGCACTGTCACCGCATCACCATCACCCTCACTCAGTTCCACCGGGTCCATATTCTTGATGCAAGGCCGCGTCACAAGCCCCGCCCCCAGGAGCACACATCCATGGG